TCGGACATTGGACTAATCACATGGATAATCTATGGCAAGCGTTAGATTATGTGCGTGATAATGAGCAAGCAAGGTCATGGGACGCAGAGAGTTGCGGTATCCATATCCATGTAAGTAGAGCAGGGTTTAAGAGTGGTGCGCATACGCATAGGTGGCTAACGCTTATCTATAAGAACGCACCAGAGATGATGAAGTTCGCTGGTCGCAAGTCTGACTATGCGAAGTTTAATGATGTATGGCAGTATGACGAATATGATAGACCATACTTCTCGGTCAAGCATAAGTTAAACGGAAGCCATACCGAAAGATATTCTGCGGTCAATACGCAGAACGAACACACGCTAGAACTGCGGTTCTTTAGGGGAACTACTAGACCTAGCGGTGTTCTTAGTGCTATCGAACTAGCACACGCAAGCATAGAATACACTAGAGATATGACCCTAGCAGATGTTAAGTTAGGCATGTTAAAGTGGGATTGGTTCTATGACTATGTAGAAACTAACAATGGTTTCTACCCTAATTTATATGAGCGTATGTCCAAAGTATCTCATGTAAATCTAAAGAATATAGAGATGATAAATGCGTAAGGGGGGTAGTTATGTGTCTATTGGTAGTATGTAATCCGAACTCGACACCGAGTAAAGATGACCTACACAATGGTGCGTGTAGTAATCCGCATGGCTTTGGCTTTGCGATACAGACACCCGAAGGTATTATATCTGAACGCAGTATGTCTGCGAAGAAGTCGGTCAAGCGGTTCTTAGAACTGCGTGAGCAGTATCCCGAAGGCTACGCTATGTGGCACGCTAGGTATGCTACTCATGGGGTAAAGAACGAACAGAATTGCCACCCATTTAAGGTAGGCGATAGCGACTTGACTTATCTCGCTCACAATGGTGTGTTAGATATTCATATACCGAAAGGTGATAAGCGTAGTGATACTCGTATTATGGCAGAAGAATTACTGCCACGACTAGGCGGTGTGTCTGCGTTAGATGACGAATATGTATATGATATGGTGTCGTCTTGGTCTAGCGGTAGTAAGGTAGCAATCATGACCTTAGACCCTAGTGCCAAATACACCATGTATATTATTAACGAAAGTCTAGGCACATGGGACGATAGTGGCGTGTGGTGGTCTAACCAATCACACAAGCGCACAGTATCTACACCACGCACTACTTCATACACTAACTACTATGGGTATGATGACTATCTCGACAAGAGCATAAGTGGTAGTATGGAATTAGATGATTACAATGCCGATATACTAGCCAAGTGTATGTGGTGTGATGAAGATGTAGATATGGAAGATAACCCATACTACTGCGACATGTGTATGAACTGCTTCGATTGCGGTATGACTATGACAGATTGTATGTGCTACAATGAAGCCGACAAGTTCTCCATAGTCCAAGAACAGCAGTATATAAATCGCTACTTATCAGAAGATAATTGGCACTCACCGAAGTGGTATAGTAAAGAGCCACTCGACTTCTAGTATTCCTTCTAGCCCTTGATTGTGGTTAGCGGATTGTCCTGAGCACGACATTAAACTGCTCACCCTCTATCTAGTAAGGTGCTAGGTAGATAACACGACAATGAAAGGTAATGATATGTCAATCACGACAATCAATAGCGATTACCTAGCAAGTATCGCTTACTCTCTACAAGATATTGTAGATGAACTCGCTTCACTTCCACTAGATATGGACAATGACTTCTATCCTCGTGGAACTATTGTAAAGGCTAGCGTAGGACAGACACGCTTTAAGCCTAAGTCAGTATGGGTTTCGCTAGGCGACGGCACATACAAACATTTAACAGGTAAGAAGGGTCTTATTGCTACCCACTCACGACTTGACGGATATGTCGATGTCGTGTTCTCTGCCTAATATATACCTAATAACCGAAAGGATACCATGTCATCACAAGATATCGTAGTTAATCATGAACCTGTTGGCTCATGGTTAGAAGGATACATTACACTTACAGATACCGAAGATGGCGTGGTATCCTATGGTTTATTTAAGACTTTAGAAGAAGCCCAAGCATGGGCTATACAATTACGGAACGCTACTATACAAGCAGTATGCGCACCAGTTTATAGCAGAGGATAGATATGAAGAAGGGTCAAGCATCATTTTGGAATTACTATACTGTCAATCGTGGCAGTAAAGAGAATAAAGATATACTAAGTAAGAATGGATTGTGTCGCAACAGCGATGACCCTGACCTGTGGTTCTCTGACGAAGTAGAACAGGATAGGTCGGGTAGACCTTCTCTTAAAGAGAGTGAGATGTTAATCGCTAGAACTATACAAGCACTAAAGATATGTGATATGTGTAGTGTTAAAGACTTATGCTTAGAAGAAGGTATGCGTAAGGATAACTTAGAGCATGGAGTATGGGGCGGTGTTATGGCAGGTGAAAGAATGCTTGCTGCCGAATTGCCAATACTCGGCTTCGATAGAAGCAAGAAGATTACCTTTGCCAATAAGGTGAGGGATAGAATAAAGTTCGACAGAGAGGAAAGATATGAGAAACAAGTATAGAGTTATAGTATCAATCGCACTTGCTTTTGTGCTCGGCTTTGCTTCTGCGTTCCCTATAAAAGACGCAACCAATAAGTATCTAAAAGAAAATCAAGAGAAGAAGTGGACAGTAGAGGACAGTAAGTCCTACGCACTAGACCAACTACTTGATTGGCATTACAAAGAATACAAGTGCCTTGTAAAATTGTGGACTAAGGAAAGTAATTGGAGACCCGAAGCATACAATAAGATTAAAGTAATGGGTAAGAATGCTGGCGGTATTCCACAATTACTAGGCTTAGACCCTAACTTACCAGCAACAATTCAGATTGACAGAGGGCTTAAGTATATCTACCACAGATATGACACCCCTTGTAATGCTTGGAAGTTCTTTGAGAAGAAGGGTTATCACTAATGAAACCGAAGAGATACAAGAGTATCTATGATATGAAACCAAAGGATTACAATAATGCTATGGACATACGAGGTAATCCAACTTCGGTATGCCCATGTGGTTGTAATGTATGGTCGCTAAAGGTTAAGTTCGATAGCGATAGCGGAGATATAGATATGTATTTCCTAGATATGGAGTGTGCTATGTGTGGCACAAGAGCAACAGCGCCGACACCAATCGACGCAGAAAGGATAGACTAATGAAATTATCTAAGGTAAAGCAGTTCAAGATAGGCAGGTCTTACCTAAGTTTAGGTTATAACTTTAGGGGTATAGGCATAGGCTTCGGTCTAAATAAATATACCTTTGACTTAGACTTGGTATTCTTTTGGATTAGTTGGGAGTTCTAGTGCCAACATATGAGTATAGATGTCTTGACGACAAGACACAGTTAGTATTATCTCGTAGTGTAGACGACAGAGATAATGTAGTTGACTGCCCACAATGCAGTAGGGAAATGCGTAGAGAATACAACGCAGTTCCAATCAAGTTTAATGGGACAGGCTTCTACTCGACAGGAGGATAAGTGGACACAGCAATTAAGATATTAGAAGAGGCAAACAAAATGCTCGCTGATATGTTTGGGATAGATGAAGAGGATGACAATGGTGCTGAAGTATCATAGCGATAGACACGACAAGGTTGTGGATACATTGATGGGCTTTGGTTTCAAGAAGTTAGAGTCATATCATTTAGCGCAGGAAATAATTGCTAGGTTGGACAGGTATGCTTCTGCTATGGACGCAGGACAACGGCAGTATAAAGAACTAATAGCAGTAAAGACTAAGAGTAAACCATATTGGAAAGGATAGCATGACAACATTTGAGACAATTAAATTCGAACTACAACTAGATGTCGATGTAGATTTTTCTAATGAAGATTTATATGGACTGCTTGATGGTAACTTCGATAACTTATTTAGTGACAGTGAAGGTAGTGTAACCATGTATAAATATACATTGCCTGAAAGAAGCAAGCAACATGGCTGAGCCTATGTGGTTAATGGGTGACGATGTTGCTTTAGGAATAGCAGATGAATGCGATGATTGTGGTGAGCAAGAACGCCATTGTGTGTGCGGTGAACCTGATAGAATGTGGGGCGATGATGAATAACAGACCACCTGGCATTACTGAACAAGATGAAGAAGATGAAATGCTAGCAAAGTTTTGGGCAGACTACGGCGAGAGCCTATGGGTTGACCCAATGGAACAAGAATGGATGTGGGATGAGAAGGCTAACTGACTTGCTTATCTTCTTCGCCCCTATCATCGTGCCACTCATGTTCATTGGCGGCGTGATTAGTTTCTTCTACTTCGTCTACTTCGGACTTCTCTTTATCGGGTGAGTCTTCTTCAAGATATGGTCTGAACCCACCTATCTTATTTATTAATCTTTTAACTGCTCGCTTGTGTCTCATCCGAGCAGTATCCTCGCTAAACAATTCAAGGAAGTTCGCTATCTCCTTGAAGTCGAGAGACTCTGCGTGTCGCAAGAATAGTAATTTTCTATCCTCTTTACTTAACTTGTAATACGCAGAGTCAATCTCAAACATCATTACATTTAAGTTACCGCCTTCGGCTGGTGCTTGTGGACGATTAGTTCCACCTAGATTTAACTTGTGACTTACACCATACTCACCACGCAATACTCCTGGTAAGATAGCCTCAACAATTACTGGCTCATAGTAATGTAAGTCAGCAACATCATAGCCAACTGACTTGGCTTTCCAACGCTGACAATAATCTAATGCTTGATTTCTAAGTGAACGATAGATTAAGTTCTTAGCATCCTTCTCACCTATCGCTTCCCATTCATCAAGTTTATTTGGATGCTCAACGAACCATTGATACAGTGATTGTTTAATGTCTTCCATCTCTACCATAGTAAACTTCTTATGGTATTCAGAGGCGACAGCGACCACTACATAGTCCCACTTCTCAATGCGTTGCCAATCCATATTAAATTATTTCCAAACCTTTCCATCAAATACAAATGACCCGTCCATATTTACTGGAACGAGATGTGGTATAACTTTATTTCCATCTACATACAAGACACCAAAGCCCTTGTGCCATGTGAATAGCCCACCCTTTACATACTTAGCGAACTTAAAGTCCATTAAGCAGCCGACTTCCATACCCCATAAAGTCTTTGGATGACCACCGAAGTATGACTGTGTATAATGTGTGAGACCCATGCGGTGCGTATGACCACAGACTACTGACATACCAGCACGCTTGGCTAATCCAAGAGCGGTAGCACCAGCAGTAGGCTGGACATTGCCCTCATCACCATGTAGCAACAACCAATTAGGTGCTAGTTCGTATGGTTTTTCATGATAGGTAATACCTAAGTCATCAAGTTTCAAGAAGTTCTTTAACTCTAATTCAGGTAGTCCTGCGAGTCCAGGTGCTCTCATCTTAATAGTATTAAATAATCTATCCGTATGATTACTACGAATCATATGTTTAATCTTTAATGATTCTAACACACGATATGTTTCATCTCTATCTTTACCGATAGACTTCTCGTGTTCTAAATCAGTTCCCTTACTCCATTTAGAAATGGTCTGCATATCCATTTCATCTCCGACTGATACTACTTCATCAGGTTTATAAGACTTAATGAAACGGGAAAGGACAGAGACTGCCTTCCTATCATGGTAAGGCACTTGCAAATCTGATACGCAGACTATAACTTTCATTTACTTATCCCATTTATCTCTCAGAACTAGCAGTCCAATGATTGCATAGTTAGCCATATCCTTGAAGGAATCTTCAAGTGATTCGTGCTCTGGATTTTTATTGTTATCAACTAAGTTATTTATCCGTGCTAGTTTGTCATGCATTCTAACACGAAGACCATTGATTGCACCGCCAGGTGCGTCAGCAATATTGCGTGGACCATAGTCCCTATGCTTTGATAGCAATAGTTTTTCTAGTTCTCTGAATGCTTTATCTACATCTCTTTCAAAAGCGGAACTGATATCTTCACTTCTAGTTCCGATTGGTTTAGAGTTATGTCCGTTATCTTGAACCCTTGGTTTATTAAGTGTTGTATGATTTGCCATTCGTCACTCCCCTCTTTCAAGTAGTTTTTTAAGTTCTTCATCTAAGTCCGTCATCTGTGTGTCAACTATCATATCTTCGATTATACCTGCCACTACATTAGGTTGTGTCTCTGCCGTAAACAATGTCATATAGGTAGACTCTGCTATTCCCTTAATGTTCTCAGGGCTATCAGCGTATCTGTATATACATCTAAGCAAAGAACCAATCATTAGTCTATACCCATTTGGTAGCACCAATGCTGGGTCAAACTCTTCGTCATCTTCTAACAGATGGTCGGTTGCATCAAAAGCATTTTCAAAGTGTTCACCACATTCGGGACATGGTGGAATCTTTTTCCTAGTCATTCACTCCCACCTTCTGAAGGAAGTATTGTGAACCTTCTTGTACGAACATAGAGTTCACATCTTGCCCATCAGGTAGTTGTATAATAGTAATTGGTAACTCTCTTGCTAGTGATGTAGCGAATTCTTTTCCTGGTTGGTCTCCATCAGCGAAGACAAACACTCTCTCAAAGTCAGCAAGCAATCTAGTATAATGCTTCTTCCAACTGTTAGCACCAGGCACACCAACACATGGTATACCCACTAGTGATGACATAGTAATTGTATCTATCTCACCCTCACATATACCAATGTAATCTCCTGCTTTTTCTATATCTAAAACATTATACATCTTGGTATCTGAGCCAGTCATTCCCATGTACTTAGGTTCAACAGCAGGATTAAGAGAGCGAAAACGCAAATCGACAACGCCACTCTTGGTAATATACGGTATGGATAGTCGTCCTGTGAATGCTTCATGTCCAACCTCAGGCTCCGCGACTACGCCTAATCGAGCCAACCGTGCTGCTTCCATTGTTATACCGCGACTTTTTAGGTAGGCTTCTGCCTGATAAATGTTTGCCGCGTACTTCTGAGTTGCTTGTCCCAGCAATTCTTTCTGCGATTCCTTTTGCTTCACGGATGTCTACCCTTTCTTGTTGCGCAACGATTTGTAACGAATTGCCCTGGACTCCACAAGCAAAGCAGATGAAAATATTCTCATCAAGATTCGCACTCCCACTTTGGTGCGTGTCACCATGAAAAGGACACTTGAGATTGACTTGCCCATGACCTTGACGTACACTCGCTCCATAGTGGATAAGTATTTCTCTAATGCTCGGTAAGTCATTCACAGTTCCTCTCAATCCATTGCTCCAAATTCTCTACTACCCAGGCTTTATCTATACCAGCCATGCGTCTTTTAATTATAACATACCTAGGTGGAATTTCATCTAAGCCTCTAGCCTTAGCATAGTTCTCTGCTTCGACTGTGGCTTCTGCCCAGAACTTAGGTAAGTCAATCTTCTTTGTTGCTTTTAATTCAAAGATATAAGTTTGTCCAGCAACCATAGCAACTATGTCGCCTTCATCTTTAGCACCTGCTTTAGTTAAGCGTTCAGCAAATACTTTCTTAGACCTTAACCATTTCATTACTGAAGTTTCAAAGGTCGCACCCTTGCGTTTACCATAACTACTCACGCCATGCCACCTTAGGATACTTAGCAAAGTTAATGAAGAAGAATAAGAAGTCGAGTCTAGTAACCCAAGCAGTAACTGTTGCCACTTCTTCTTCCGCCCATTCTATGATAGGATATCTTTCAAACCCTATACCAAAACAATACCTAGTGTTTAACGAAACAGTTACTGTATATCTTCCGATATCTTTTTGCATTAGTGATTCTCTGGGATATCGTCAACGAACATATACTCAGGGTTAAAGGCAATCCATGTCATGAGACCTCCTCCTGCGTCTGCTCTTCCGTATCTGTTTTTAACTGGCGCGACACCCATTGAGGTCCCAACAACTCCGAGAGTGCAGATGAGAGCAGGTAGTTGTGCAACCTTGCCCTGAATAGCACTTCGCGGTTGACACGGAGAACCTGTAACTGCTTCACTAGTATGATGAAGCACAACAACAGCAGCATTAGTTGCACGAGCAAGATACTTTAACTCCTTCATGATGGCTCGCATAGAAGCGAACTCTTCACCACCATCGGTGGCTACGTCCATTAAATTATCTACTACAATTAGAACTGGTGGGCAACCCCATAGTTCCTCAAATGCCTGCACCTCTTCATCAATATCTTGAAGCGTTGGCGCAGATTCAAATGACCAAACAATATGATTACTCTTTGAAAGAGTAGCCTTAGTCCAACCTACATCAGATGATAACATTCCTTCTACATCTGACTGACTCTTACCCGAAATCATAGATGCTAATCGCATAGCCATCGTATGAGCGTTAGTATCTGCCGATATATACAACGTCGGCACTTTCATTTTAAGTGCTAATGCTAATGCTAAAGTTGATTTACCCACACCTGGCGCTGCTGCGAACATCGAAACTTCGGAACGACGGACAATGATTTTATTGGAATCGAACGCCTTAAAGCAGGAAGGTAAAGGTTCCCCTCCGATACTGGCACGACCAACTGAGCGGACAAGTGTACGCATCCTGGTTCCTTTCTATCTTGAAAGAAGAGTCGCAACCAAAATGCAACTGGTGTAATTCGGCTACGACTCTTCCTCATTATTTAATTGTTAGTTAACTGGTTTGCATTGGTCAGGTGTGCCTTGTGGTGAAGGACACGCCCAGAATGCATAAGGTTTTCCGCTTGCTTTGCTAATTCCTTCTCGCCAAATACGAGCACCATGCTTACATACTGGTGACGCTGTACCTGATGCTGGCAACACCTGGGTTGGAGGCGAGGAGGCTAAGGGCTTTGTGCCGATA